TATCGAAAATTTACGGATTAAATATTGATCCCGTATCCCTTCTGATGATCGTCTTTTGTTGCTCATCAAATCTCGTGTAAGTTTCCTGGTCTTTACGCTTCCTGTGTAGGCAATGTTTGATAAGATGGATGCTATCGTCTTCGGTCCCCACAGTTCCTTCCCAAAGTAGGTCCTGACTCCTCTTCTGGTTAATTCACCTGCAATGGCATTATTACTCATACCATCAAGATGCATTTGATAAATCTGTCTAACAACTTGAGCTTGCTCTTCATTGATTGTAATGACGGTCTCATTACCGACTTTTGTTTTATCATAACCGTAAGTGTGACCGATATTAACCTTGCCCTTCATCATTCGTCTTTCATGTCCCCACTCTATAGCCTGGGAAGTAGCTTCAATTTCCCCTTGGGCAATACTGGCATAGGTTTTTAAAAGATAGGTCGTATCACTTCTGGTGCTTTCAATATTTTCCGTTTCAAAATAAACACTGACACCCAGTTCCTTGAGCCGCTCAATAACTTCAATGAGCTCCTGGGCATTCCTTGAAAACCGAGATACATTTTTAACAAGAATCAGGTCAATTCTATGTTCTTCACAGTGCCTTAGCATCCGAGTAAAGCCTCGTCTTAATGAGGCTTTTCTCCCGGTAACCAGATTATCAAAATAGATACCGACAAAGGTCCAGTTGTCCCTACTATTAATCACATGGGTATAGTGACTTACTTGGCTTTCCAATGAGTGGGACAGTCCCAGTGAATCAAGACTCACTCTACAATATGCTGCCACCTTAATCCCTTGACGTCTACTGTGAAGTGGACTGTCATCTATCTTCTCTAAAGGATCCCATAACTTATTGATCCATAAGCTTTTATCTATTTGGTCCATAAAAAAACTCCTTTCCTCTTGAAAGATCACGCTTGCTTGTATGTTTGCATTGGTGTCAAACTATTGCAAGTACAATCTCCATAAGGTAAAGGAGTATTTTATTTACTTAGGTAAATTCTTCAATGACTATTACTCGTTCTTCCCACGTCTCCAGCCATAACCCATTCTTTTGACTCCACATTTAAATATGAACTCAATCTCATAATCTTTGTGGAGGATTCCTCTTTCAACAAGCTTTTTAAATTCAGTGGCATCAAAGGTCTCAAAGCTACTTTGGCTTTCAAGATATGCAATTAAAGCTTCTAAATTCTGCCTCATATAGATTTCTTCGTCTTGGCTTTTGATAAGGGCTTCATGTTCCTGCTGGTAGATTTGTGATTCATAAATCATGTTTCTAAGGGTTGCATCATAGATGGGATCATTGGTGGCACTTTCTCTCATGGCCATTTCACTTATGCGATCATTGATTCGATCGATGATTTCTTCAAGCTCTTTAAGCCTTTCCTTTTCATCATATGTTAGGCTTACATCCTCAATGGCTGCTTCTCCCTCAGCTCTTATTAGGTCAATCTCTTCAGTCATTTTCAGAAGCATTTCGTTGTAGGCTGCTTCAATCACCTCTTCCCATACATACTTTGAATGGCAGTCAAAGTCAGCTTCTACTTTCTGAGCCGCTAGTCTGCAGTGCCAAACGGTAAACTTGTATGGCTTGCCATCTTTTTTTGATGTGATTCTCCTTCTATGAACCGGCATGCCACACTCCCCACAGTAAAGCATATTTGAAAATGGTGCTTTTCCGCTATAGGTTCTGTGGTATTTCCCGTCAGGATCATGCTTCATTTTTCTTCGTCTTTCCAGTTCCTTTTGTACATAATTCCATTCCTCTTCAGAGATGATTGCAGGGTGATTGTTTCGTATAAAGTACTGCGGCTTGTGGTTCTTATTTCTGACCCGTTTATGGGTTAAAGGGTCCAGGGTTACTGACTTCTGACATAATGCATGGCCACAGAATTTCTCATTTTTTAGTATTTTTAAAACGGAATCACTGGTCCATTTTGTATTATCCCTTGCGGTTTTAACTTTGTCTTTTGTCAGCCCTTTCGCTATCTGAACCGAACCTTTCCCTGAGATAAATTCTCGAAAAATTCGTCTAACTGTTTTGGCTTCCTCTTCATTTATGATAAGATTCCCCTCTTCATCCTCGTCATATCCTAAGAAATATGTTGTTGGAATGTGTGGCTTCCCTTGCGAGAATCTTTTCTGAACTCCCCAGCTGACATTAGCACTAATCGTACGTGACTCTTCTTCCGCGATCGATGAGATGATTGTGAGCAAAACCTCACTGCGAGAGTCGAGGGTATTGATCGACTCTCGATCAAAAATTATACCCACTGGCTTGTCTAAGCTTTTCAGCATCCTCACATAGGTTAAGCAATCAAGGGTATTTCTAGCAAACCGGCTGATGGATTTTGTAATGATGTAATCAAACTTTCCTTCCTTAGCATCCTTGATCATCTGATTGAATCCGGTTCGGTACTTAGTGTTTGTTCCAGTAACCCCTTCATCGCTGTAGACCTTATAAAGCTCCCAGCCTTCTTGCTTTTCAATATATTCTTTAAAGTAAGAAACCTGCAATTTGTAACTGGACTGTTGTTCCTCTTCATGGGTGGATACCCTGGCATAGGCAGCTACTTTGATTTTTCGCTCTTCATTTCTTCTATAATCAGGGTTATTCATATTAGCAGGAATGACCCTAACCCGAGGATTCATGGTCGATATATTTCTACTTCCTTCCATCGTTATGACCTCCCCTAAACTTTCCAACCACCGTCTCCTTTCCATCAATCCATTTGATGGTAAATAAAAAAGGTGACTCCACCTTAATGTGAATCACCCACGCTCTCATGAAAGAGATATCTAGTATTTTTTTAATGGCTTTATCTGATCCCTTTAACTCCTTCAATCTGTTTAGAGAGGCTTCTCTAAATTCATAGTCCTTATCGAAGTCTTCCCATAGCTTAGCTTTAATTGCGATTTCTTTTTCAACATCTTGTCGCTTTTCTTTTAACACTTCAGTATCAAGGTTTTGAAGGATAGCTTTATTCTCAGCAATGAGGCATTTTTCCAGTTCTACTCTCAGTAGGTTTTGCTCTCGTTCCCTGACAGCTTCAGCAGTAGATAGTTCTTTCGTTAGCTGCTTTATCAATAGTCCATCGTTGGTTCTTCGATTGATGTTGTAGCGTTTTTCAAAACCTTCCCTTAAGAGCTTTTCGATATGCTCTTCTTCAATGGGATCCGCTTCACAAAGCAACTCGCTTTTTACATTGGAAGAACATCGCCATATTGTTTTTTTAATATTTTTGCCGAAGCGATGAAAGTTCTTTCCGCAATGGGTACAAATTACTCTGCTGGTAAAAGGGGTCTTCTCATAATCACCCCTGTTAAAATCAGATTTATTATCCCTTAGTATTTCTTGAACTTTTTCATAGTCCTCTTTTGAAACAATGCCTTCATGGTGGTCTTCAATATAATACTGGGGTTTATGACCTCTATTGATCACCGTTTTGTGGGTCCTGAAATCAAGTGTACACGTTTTTCTGCTAAGAACATCACCAGCATATCTTTCATTGGTCAGTATGCTTCTGATGTTGTTGTTATCCCAGTCAATCTCACCAGAACGCTTCTTGTATCCTTTTCTTATAAAGTGTCTGGCTATCTCTGTCATGTTATATCCATTAAGAAAAAGGTCATAAGCTTCTCTAACGATCTCGGCTTCTTTTTCGACGATGATCCATTCTTTATCCTTATTTACCTCGTAGCCAAAGAGCTGCCCTGCAACCACTTCGCCCCTCTCAAAACGCTTTGTAAAGGCCCAATCAATATTCTCCGATGTAGCTCGGCTTTCTTCCTCAGCGAAAGTAGCTAGAATTTTTATGAGCAGTGAACTGGTCATATCTTTGGTGTTCAATCGTTCTTTCTCGAAAATCACAAAAATTCCCTTTTCAGTAAGCTGTCTCACAATATCCATTGTATCCACAACATTCCTTGCAAATCTTGATATGGATTTGCAGATAATCAGGTCAATTTCTCCATTCATCGCATTTCTAATCATCCGATTAAAACCGATTCGTTTCGACATGTCTGTACCCGATTTGCCTTTATCTGAGTAAACACCAGCATAATACCAGTCAGGATTTGACCTGATGTAGTTGGTATAATGAATGATTTGATTCTCTAATGAACCAAGCTGAAGCTCTTCTTCACTACTCACCCTGCAGTAGGATGCAACTTTTAGCTTTTTTGATCTAGGTTGTGTGTTGACATCATTCCATCCTACTGGTTGATTAATAACGGTTACTGACGATCTTTGTACTGGTATTTCCTGAACCCTTGCATGATTCATCCTGATCCTCTCCTTTCCTTTTTATCCCTTGCTTCGTATCATGAGCGGCGCTTGAGTTATCGCAAAGGGTAAAAATAATAATGCCTAAAACCTCTAATTCCAAAGGTTTCAAGCTTTCTAGCGTATTACATATATCACTCACAAACAGGTATTTATCAAGTCATTTCTACTATATATAGGGAAAAATAAGCCGATGCTATAGAGATAACACCGGCTACAATTTTGCGATTTTCCTTCTAATCGTATTTCATATAGGCATCAAATCCCGCCTTCTTTAAGCGGGTCATTAGGGCCTCTGCATTCTTCTTTTCGCTGAAGGCGCCTACCTGCACCCGGTAGTATTTTTTACCGGATTCATTCTCCGGTTCGACCTCCACACCAGCACTGACCATTTCAAGATTGTCTTTATCAACCCACGTCATAATACCTGCCTTCTCACCCATGGTGCTTTTGAGAATGGTTTTACCAAGAAGAACACATTGCTTGCCGCCTTTGATCACAGGTTTTCCATTAAACACATCCTGGGTGATTAAGTGATAGTTCCATTTCACCCAGTTTGGAATGATAGGACCGCCGGGATAATAGGTTCTGGCAGACCCTTTGATTTCTACAATATTGCCTGTTTCAAAGACCTCTTTAGCTTTGCCTACATTCTCTAGTGCCTTCTTTACTGCAGCTCTAAAGGTGTCCATACTCTCTCCATGCTTTGGAAACCAGTGGCCTACATCAGAATGGTTTGATGCGATCCCCTTCTTATTCCCTTCCGCATGGCTGATGATGTCTTTTTCAGTCAGACCATACTCTCTGCAGAGATAAACACAAATCTTCACTGCATTTTCCCAAGCCGCTCTAAAGTAGGCTTCATTTTTCTTCACATCATAGCCTACCATCTGATTCTGAGAATAAGAAAACCCACCCGGCTCGCATATCTCAAAACCGATGTGGGTGTTGTTTGCATCTCCTCCTGCATGCCAGCCTCTGTTGTTCCAAGGCAGGTACTGCCAGATTTCTTTATCATCCAGGAATGCATGGACGCAAACCTGACGATTGATTTCACCAGCCTTATAGGATTTGTTCCATCTGCTGAACCAATCTGCCGCCATCACGCCCGGTGTGGCAGTGGAATGGACCATGATGCCTTTAGGTGTGATCTTTCTCCCGGCTGTATAACAGTCATTTCTGGTCATGTACTTTGTCTTTAAGTTGCCTAGTGCCATCCTTATCGCCTCCGTCTTTCAGCTGCTCCAAAATATCCTTGAACTTCTCCGGAACCGGTAGTCCTAATCTAGTTGAGTTTTCAATGATGCTGATTCCTTCATTGGATAGATAGAAGAAAATCACTGCGGTTCTGATGGCACTGCCATCTCCGATAATGTTCTGATCAATGATATGGGCCACACCAACCAAGGAGAAAATCACCACTTTCTTGAAAATGCCCTGAGCGCCAACGTCACTGGATAAGTGCTTTTCTAAAATAGCGCACATAACACCCATGAGATAGTCGATCGTAACAAAGGCAATCAATGCATATAAAAAACCATCGTAACCTCCTAGAAAATAACCTAACCAACCGCCAACCGCCGCAAATATCATCTGAATGAAATTCCAAACTTCTCTCATCGTTCTTCCCTCGCTTTCATAAGTTTTGTATATAAAAAGACGCCCCCACATTGAGGACGCCTGGATTCCCTATCTCTTAGTAAGAGGCATAGTAAATGTAGCCACTTGCTTTTATATAGAATCCATCTCCCGGAATATACATGGCGCCATCAAAGGTGTCATACTGACTTGTGGTGAAACCTGGCTGTTCTACCCCTTCCCAATACAGTCCATCGTTGGAAACGCAGAGCATACTCTCTTTTAGAAGAGCGAACTTGCCCCAGTCTTCCATCCAGATGATGTTCCTTGGATTTGGGATATTGTTGTTGGCCAGATCTCCTACCCAGGAAAGATTTGTCTCAGTAATCTGGGTGGCATCGTCACTCATCACGCAGAGCTTCACATAGTAGGTGTAATCGCCGCCCACATTGGTGTAGTTGAACTTCATCACAAAAAGGACGTCATTCACGGACCGGATAAACATATACCGGGTGTCGTTCACATCCTCTGGTATGGTCGTGGTCCAAAGACCAGGACTGGCTGAACTAGCTATTGCGATGGATTTGTCTCCACCAACCACGCCCACAAAGTTTCCCTTATGAGTGGTCAGGTATTTAAATATTGGCACCGAGGTACCATCAGATCCGACCAATGTCCATGCGGTTCTTTCCTCTAAAGAATCATAGCTGTAATAGACCGGTGATTTGTAGTACCACCAACTGACAATACCAGAGCCTCTGGCCATATCATAGGCACCACAGGTCATGGCATTATAGGCTCCCGGACAGTATCCAGCATTATGCCAAGTGATACCGTCAAAGGAAGCAATGACATTGGCAAGACCCACAATCTTAGCAATAAACACACCATTAGCTGCATAGAGAATCTCCGGCTGGCCATAGCTCCACCAAGGAACGCTGACCACAGTCCACTGCTTTGTGGTCTTATTCCAGTAGGACATATAAGGGGTCTTGGCATAATAAACTGCGATCTGCGCGTTTCCATTATCATAGACATTAATCTGCTTTTCACTGCCATACTGGGTGTAGCCAAAGTTGTTATAGTACTTCTTGGTCCAGCTGAGTGTTGGGATGGTGAAGAGAACATCTCCCCGGCCACCAAAGGCTGTCCAGATGGCCAAGGTATTATTAAAAATATGATCATAGCTCATTGATTCAGCCCTCCTTTATACTTTTGTGACGCTGGTGATTCTTCCACCGCTATCCACAGTGTAGTTATATGTCGCCGTTGTTCCATCTGCATATTCAATGTAAAAACTCATCATATCAACCGTTAAAGTGGAGACTTCCTTTAATAGAAGCTCCGAGAAAATGTTATCAAGAGTGATGCTTGTGATCCTCCCACCGCTGTCGGTGGTGTATTGATACTGGGCATGATATTGATGGGTATCGCCCTTCTCAACGGTGTAGGTCACATCAATGGTTGTTTCAGTCACCACTAGTTCAGAGACGATGGTATAGGACACACCCAGGTCGTTCACCTGTGTTTGAATATCATCCACTGAGCTTCCCACATTATTTAATGAACTCTCAATCCGATAAAAGGTGTCAGAGATACTGGGTCTGTATCTTCCGACCTCCACTCGGATGTTGTACCTGTAGAACGGATTATACTCCAGGGAGATGATCCTAGTCTTCACGTTGATTCCTAGGGGATTAAAACCTGAATCCCCACGGAATTATAACTTGTTAACATCGAAACCCC